CTCGCGGGGGAACTCACTGAGTCTAACTAACTCAGTTTTCGGTCTCATGCATCTCGGCAATCCGCTGAGATGGTTAGCCATGAGGATCCGGTTGGTTCATAGACGGTTTAGGAAGGCTGTCTGTAAGACAGAAGCTACCTAGACTCTCGAAAGGATCTAACAATGGTGCAGAAACTTCGTACGATCGACATTTTAAAGTGGTATCGATATCAATTGTCGAATACCCAGAAGCCGCCGTACGAAGCGACTAAACCCTATGAACTCCGTGATGTGTTCGTTCATCAACGGGGTACGGGAACGGGGGCCGCACTTCATCGTGCGTCCTCGTTTTCATACGCTCTCGATGGAGGCGCGACTGCGATTGCTGCACAGCAAGCGTATCGCAAATTTGTCGGAAGTGTCGGTGACAACGCTGGGATAGCGGAGTCACTTGCTCAGTGGAGACAGTCTCAGAATATGATTGTGACGCGTGCGACACAATTGTACCGAGGACTTACACTCTTTAAGCAAGGTCGTATCGAACTTGCTTTACGAACTATGGAAGTTCGTAATTACCGCGATAAAATGAAAAATCGCGGGCTGTCTTTTACTACCGATTCACAAAAACGGTGGTCTGAGAGATGGTTAGAGTACCACTTTGGTTGGTCTCCTTTGATCGGAGACATTTACAATGCAGTGAACATTCTGCAAAGCCCCGTGCCACCTAGCAGGATCCGCGCAAGCGGTCGCGAAAGGTTGACTTATAAACAGTCTCCCCCAGCTTATCTTGTTACAAACCATAACGGCTTGAAGATTGATGCTAGATGTCTTTATTTTGCGGACATCGAAGTATCGAATGCTAACTTGTATGCGGCTAATCAGTTAGGATTGCTAAATCCTTTCCAGTTGGCCTGGGACGTCGTTCCTTTCAGCTTTGTTGTTGATTGGTTTGTCCCTGTCTCAGGTTTCCTGGGACAGTGGTCAGATTTTCAGGGTTTGAGGTTAATGAACTCTGGGAGAACTGACATCTTAGTAAACACCGGGAAACGCTACTCAGAAGGTGCGTCTAGCACCCACTATTCCCGTTATACCAGTGTATGGTTTAGACGATCAGTTGGGATTAGTTACCCAGGTCTAGCTATACCTAGCTTTACGGGCTTTTCGGTCACCCGAGGCGCGACGGCTATTGCTCTTTTGATGAAGGGTCTTACCGCAAGGTAATCCTCTTTACGGAAGTATTTTCTTCCATACCTAACTAAATGGTACTTTCATGCCTACAATTGCAAACATTACAGTAAAGAAGAACGATGGCGTTACCGACATCATTTATACCGGTCAAGCCGGTTCTGGCGGCGATAAGATCCCTGCCGTTTGGAAAGCTCCGGTCGTCACTAACGGTACTGCTCCTGCTCACGCGCCTGAGTTCAAACTTATGGCGCAAAGCAACGCAGCGAAAACCGCGCGTCGACTGATTGGAACTCTTTCCTATCCGTCCATCTCCCTCGACTCTGCAACGAGCATTGCGACTGTGAAGTCGCGTGCACTCGTTGAGATCAACGGAGTATTTCCTATTGACATGCCTCAAGCAGCTATTGATGAGGCCGTCAGTCAGGCAGTAAACCTCTTTGTCTCGACTCTGGTGAAAGATTCGATGAAGCAGGGCTTCGCGCCTCGTTAATCGACATCCATCATGAAACGTAACCCCCCAAATTGTGATAGTCAAGGGGCTTCGATCGCTTGCGACTCGAAGTTTTACTGTTTCTGTACCCGCTGTGAAGCTGGTACCCAGATTCTCCTCGAAAGGCTGACCGGGATTGATTTCCGGTCGACACTTCATGGGCGACACTGTTGGATCACGTTGAAACATACGTGGTCTGATCAGAATAGCTCAGAAGCACTGCCAATTAGAGAGCTTGATTCGGCTTACGATGGGCCTGCTTTTGCAGGGGCCCTTCGACAGCCAGAAGTGGCATGGGAGCTTCTCCCGTACCGTTTCCTCCGATATTAAGCTGACACAAGGAGCGTCAAAATGGAAAAAGATCTGCCACGTGATGTGGTTAAGATCGCCCTTAAGGTTCTTGAAGGGCTAGGCAGTTCCCGTGCTCTCACAGTAGCGATACTGCTGAGGTACAAGGAATGGGATCAAATCGCGACTCTACGCTGCGATCCTCGTATATACCCTGAAGGTGCACACGATTCCTACTTTGCGGATGCCTCGGCAACCGCGCTGCTGCGCAAGCTTGCAGATCTTCCAACCACTATTGATCGCCGTCAAAAAGCGACTGAGAAGTGGTGGGAGGGGGAAAGATCGTGCTTCAGAACGAACCGGAGATTAAGTCAATACGAATGGGGTCTCCCTCTGGACCCTCGTGATGACCGTATAGCTTCCTTCTTGGTTGCTATGCGAAAAAATATCTTCGCAATAGTTGGACACGGACCCGACGATAGCAATATCGGGAGGTTCGGTCCTGGTGCAACGTTCGCTGATAGGGGTCAGTATACTACTGTACCCGATAAAATGAACGCTCGTCCAACACTGACCCCAGCAGCCACCCCATATCTATCCATTCTATCGGAGAACATGTGGGGCCGGATAATATCCGCTGAGAAAGATCCGCTTCTGGTACGTGGGAACCGGTTCGCTACCGTCCCTAAGGATGCGACGACCGACCGATCAATCGGTTCGGAACCGTCGATTAACATCTTCTACCAACTAGGCCTCGGTCAACAGCTTCGCGAGAAGCTTAGACTTGCAGGTATAGACTTGAAGCATGGGCAAGACATACACAGGCAGATTGCATGTGTTGCTTCTCTTACAGGAAGCTTTGCTACTTTGGATCTAAGTAATGCCAGTGATTCCATATGCACGACCTTGGTCAGGCTGTGCATGCCACTTGGATGGCTAGAGCGGTTAAACGCTCTAAGAAGTCCTTTCTCCCTAATAGACGGGAAGTGGGTCATGCTCGAGAAATTCTCGAGTATGGGGAACGGTTACACTTTTGAACTTGAGACATTGATATTTGCAGCTATATCCAAGACTGCATTAGAGCTTGCCGGGTTTCCCAGTCAACTTGGCTCAGATGTCTACGTCTATGGGGATGACATAATTGTCCCCACCGGCGGCGTTCACGAGGTAATTTCCGCGCTTAAGTTCTTTGGATTCCAACTCAATAGCGAGAAATCGTTTTGGGAAGGTCCTTTCAGGGAAAGTTGTGGGGGTGATTACTTTTGTGGGCAGCCTGTTCGGCCTTACCACTTAAAGGAATTACCAAATGAACCGCAACAACTTATTGCACTTGCTAACGGAATACGTCGCGTCATTGATACAAACCGTAATATATCACGGAAAGTTCGTTTGCGCGGCGCTTGGTTTAGCGTTCTTGATGCTCTTCCTACCGCAATTAGATGCTGCTTCGGTCCTAAAGACCTTGGTGACATCGTGGTACATTCAGAAGAACGATGGAACGTCCGTTATCGAAGCGGAGTAAGATATGTCAAATGTTACAGACCAGCGACCCACCGCAAGGTGGCCTATAGTCTGTTCTCGCCTGACATTGTCTTGGCATGTGCCGTCTACGGCCTGGGATGGAATGACGGGGGAGTGATCCCTCGTGATGCTGTTTCAGGTTATAAGATTGGCTGGGTCCCTTATCAAAAATGGGGGATTTCCTAGGTTTCCCGGAAGGGAAATCTAGGGACGAATTGCCGGTAATTTTGCCGGCTGGTGGGGGGGCGC